GTTTGGGCGTCATTTACACATGATTTATGAGCATTCCTGCAAAAAATTGCACAAAGCGCGGAGCTAAAGCCAAGACGGCCAATGCCGCACAAAAGGTTGCGGGGGTTGGCAGGCGACAAGCCTTCAACCTCGCCAACCAGTTCGGTGACATTGCCGCCGTCCAAGACTATGGGCAGGCCAAACTCCTCAAGGTAAAACTGGAATGCCAGCGCATTGCCCGCCAACTGGAAATTGACGAAGGCAAATACATCGCCAAGGACTCGGTGCGCGAGCAGGGGATGGCGCTCGGTGCTGTAGTCGCGGCCTGCATGGATTCGCTGGTGGCCGTGCTGCCGGGCCAGTTGGAGGGGCTGGCCGCAGCGCAGATGGCTCCCGTCATCGAGAAAGAAGTCCAGAAGGCAAGGAGGGCTGTTGCCGATGCTGCCAGAGGGCTTCAGTGAAACCGTTGATGCCGCTGAGAAGCTCGGCGTAGTCGAATGGATAGAGCGGCACGTTGAGTTGCCGCACTCGGCGCGCAACCCGCGATTCCGCAGGGATACCGCGCCCTGGCTAAACGCGCCACTGGAGGAGATCGCCAAAGACACCAACGACGAGGTGCTGATTTGCGCCCCGGTCGGATCGGGCAAGACCACACTCTTTGAGTGCCTTCTGGCGTGGGTGGTATCGCAAGCGCCGGGGCCGTCCCTTTTTGCGGGGCAGACGGACGAGCTATCAAAGGAGTGGGCCGAGACGCGGTTGGCCCCCGTCTTCAACGCCACCGAACCCGTGGCGCGGCTATTCCCCAAAGACCGCCACGCCAAACGAAAGACCGAGATCCTTTTCCCCCATATGCCTCTTTTCATCGGCGGGGCAAACATCAGCAACCTTCAAGAAAAGTCGATCCGCTGGTGTATCGGTGACGAGGTGTGGCGCTGGAAGCATGGCATGGTTGAGGAGTTCCGCCGCCGCACGCACGACCGATGGAATAGCCGGGTGGTTCTGGTCAGCCAGGGCGGCGAAGAGGGCGACGATTTCCACGCAGCCCAAGACCTGTGCGAACAATGGCAATGGCAGTGGGAGTGTCCACAGTGCCAACGCCGCCAGCCGTGGCGCTTTGAAATGGTGCGCTTTCAGCGGGAGCGCAAAAAGGACGGGTCAATGGATTGGGACAGACTTGCGGCCACCACGCACATGGTCTGTGCCGGGTGCGATGCGCGCTTTGAAGACAACGCGGAGCAACGCCGACAACTTTGCGCCACAGGGCAATACATCCAAGTGGCTGACGGCATGACCGGGCGGTTGGCCTTTAATTACAACGCGCTCACGGTGTGGTGGGTGCCGTGGTCAAAATTGGCGTCCGAGTGGGTCAGGGCCGAAGAGGCTTGGCAGCGCGGCGACCGCGAGCCGCGAAAGCAGTTTTTACAAAAGCGCATGGCGCAAAGATGGGAAGACCGCACGGCGCACGTTAGCGACGATGCCGTAGTGGCGATGCGGGATGCGACTTACAAGCGCGGCCAGATGCCCGTCGAGCCCGTGCTGGTCACGCTTTGTGCTGACCCCGGACAAATGCAAACGCACTGGAGCGTGCAAGCGTGGACGGAAGGCGGCGAGGCGTATGTGATCGACTACGGCACGACCTTTGCCATCGAGGACTTGATTCCGCTCGTGGCGCGCATGGAGTGGCGTGTGGAGGGACGCGAAGAACCAATCCGCATCCAATGCGGGCTGGTCGATTCGGGCGACTTCACCGAGCGCGTCTATGCAACGTGCGCCCGGTCGGGCGGCGTGTTTTTTCCGTCCAAGGGATCGGCGGCACAGGCTGGCACATGGGATGCCTCGCACTTGAAGGACTACCCGACGCTGGTGCTTTACCGCTATGTGGACTTCTCGGCCAAGGTGGCGCTCTACATCGAGCGCATCGCCAAAAAATCGCCGCCGCTTTTGCATTTCCCGTCTGACACGGGCGAAGACTTTTTGCTTGGGCACATGGGGCAGAAAATCATCGAGAGCGAGAAGACCAAAGGCCGCGTCTGGAAGAAGGTGGCGGGTGACCACTACGGTGACTGCACTAAGCTGCATTTGGTGACGTGGTGGGTGATGCGGCAGCACTTTGAGGCGCAACCACAACCTTTGACAGCCGACGCCCAAGCATGACCTCCGAGCTTGCTGGCATCCGCAAATTCTTGAAGCGCACCAAGACGCTTTCCGAATTGCAGACGATGGCAACCGCGCTGTTTGCCTCGGCGGAAAGCGAAGTGGTCATCACCTCGACGGGCTTTGAGGGCGGCAGCACCAGCGGCCAGGCCAAGCGTTACAGCAAGGCCGACATTCTGAATCTGGTCGAAGACTTGATCGAAGACCTCGCCCCCTCTGCCGAGCCCACGAAAGTCCGCAGCGCAGGCATGGTTTACGCCGATTGGTCGGAAGCGCCCGTGCGTCTGTGATTTGACAGACCGCCGCAGGCGTGGCGGAAATTCAAACGAAATCAAAGCGCGGGGGAGCGCGCCCCGGAGCAGGCAGGCCACGCAAGCCCGATGCCAAAAATGCAGCCTATGAGGCGGGCGAACTTTATCAGCCGGGCAGGACTTTCATCTATATGCCCACGGTGGAGCCGCGCAACGAGCTTACCAACGGCACGCGGGTCAACATCATGCGAAAGGCGCGCTGGCTCTACAACAATGTGGGCCTCGCCGCACGCGCCGTGGATGGCGTGGCGCGCTATGTCTGCGGCACGGGCATCATCCCCGCCGCTCGCACCTCGGACGATGCGTGGAACAAACAGGCGGAAGAACTTTTTGAGGATTCGGTAGGCCGCGAAGCGTTTGGTTTCGACGCTGGCGGTCAGGTCAATTTCTACGAGGCACAGAGCTTCATCATCCGCCACGTTGCTATCGACGGCGATTTTTTCGGGCAGTTCATCAAAAGCGAAAGCGGGCGCGCCCTGGTTCGGTTCATGGGAGCGGAATCGGTCGGCAACGCCACCACGCCACTGAGCCAGGACGAATGGCAGGACGGCGTGCGGACTGACCGCTACGGCAGGCCGACCCAATACCGCATCCTTGGCAGCGCCGACGCGCAGCGTTTTACCGATGTCTCTGCCGATGACATCCTGCACTTCCGCCGACCCGTTCGCATTGGCTACACGCGCAGCCCGTCATGGCTGGCCCGCGCAGCCCTGCATCTGCACGACATGGCCGATATCGTCAGCTTCACCAAGCAGACGTTTAAGCTGGCGAGTCAGCCCGCCTTCATCATCGAGTCACCCGACGCCATGCAAATTGGCATGGGAGCCGCGCTCAAGAAGCAGGATGCCTCCACGGGCAGCGTTACGCTAGACAAGCTCTACTCGCAATCGGGCGTGGTCCAGTTGCCGCCCGGAAGCAAGTTGCAGCAGTTCAAGAACGAGCATCCCGGCAATAACTTCCAAGCGTTCCTCGACTTTCTCGCCCGCGACATCTCTTGGGGCATCGGCGTCTCGCCCGAAATGCTTTGGTCGGTGGCCGGGATCGGCGGGGCAAACACCCGCTATGTGTTGGCCGACGCACAGGTCTTTTTCTCCGAATTGCAGGAGTGGCTCATCAATCAGTTCTGCCGCCGCTTCTGGAAGTATTGGGTATGGTCGGAGATTCAAGCGGGGCGCTTGCCGCTGCGTGACGATTGGTGGAGGGTGGATTTCATCCCGCCCGCCCGCGCTACGGTGGACTTTGGCCGCGACACCAAGGCGCTGTTGGAGATTGTCCGCACGGGCGCAATGTCCACTCGCCGCTTTGCCGAGATGCACGGGCTGGACGAAGAGGCCGAAGAAGATGCGGCGATTGCTGCCGCTGTTCGCCGCAAAGAAAAGTGCGAGGCGGCAGGGTTGAGCGTCACGGACGTATTCCCGCCCGCGCCCGGCTCTCCTATCACCGCGCCACCTTCGGGGTCGCAACCTGGCATCGACGCTGCGGACGAAGAGGACGCAACGGACGGCGGTTCAACTCCGCCCGACTCCACGCCCGACGTTTGACACCCGCGAAGGTGCATGACCCAGAAGTGGTATGCGTTTAAAAACTCTTCCGACAAGAGCGGCGAGGTTGAGCTTTCTATCTACGACGAAATCGGTGCGTTCGGCATCGGCGCAAAAGAGTTCATCGCAGAACTGCGCGAATACAAAGGCCAGCACGTTCACGTCCGCATCAACTCCCCCGGTGGAGAAATCATCGACGGAAGCGCCATTGCCAACGCGCTAAACCGCCACGAAGGCGGCGTCACCGTCCACATCGACGGCCTCGCGGCTTCAATGGCGAGCTACATCGCCATGTCGGGCAAGCCGACTTACATGAGCGAAAACGCGCTCTTGATGATCCACAACCCGTGGACGCTCGCCGCTGGCGAGGCTGACGATCTTCGCAAGCAAGCCGACTTGCTCGACACCATGAAGTCCACGCTGGTGCGCGGCTATCAGCGCAAAAGCGGGATGCCCGCCGAAGAGATCAGCCGACTCATGGACGAAGAGACATGGCTGACGGCGCTGGAAGCCACCGCGCTCGGCTTTGTGGACGCCATCGAAGACGGCATTCCTGCCGCCGCAAGCGCCAAGGATTTGCGCCACAGGTTTGACACTTTTGCAAAGCGCATGGACGAATCTAACTCCGTCGCCACCGAAACCGAAGTCGCCGCGCCTGCGGTCGAAGTCGCCGTTGAGGAAGCGCCCGCCGCAGTCGAGGCCGAAGTCGCCGCGCCCGAAATCACCGAAGAGCCCGCCGCCGAAGAGGCCGCGCCCGAAGCCAAGGCCGACGATTCCGCCGAAAAGCTCGCCGCGCTGGAAGCCGAGAAGGCCGAAGCCATCGCCCGCGCCGAAGCTGCCGAGGCCGAGCTTTCCAAAGTCAAAGACGCTTTCGCCGCGCTGGAGAAATCCGCAGGCGTTTCCGCCGCAACAGTCGCCCCGGTTGCCAAGTCCGAAGAGTCCGACCCCGTGGCGCAGTGGATGGCCGCAGTCGAGGCCAAGGACTTCGCAGCCAGCAACAAACTTTACGCCGAGCACAAGAAAGCCATTTGGGCCGCTCGCGCCTCACTTTCCAAAGCCACCAGCTAAGGAAAACCCAACAACCAACAAACCCAACCTAATCAACTAAAGATATGGCTAACGTATTCGATTCCGGGCTGGTGGTCGCCACCATCTCGCAACAGGTTCAGACAGTCTTGGCTAACCGCCTCGCTCCTCTGCGCCTTTTCACCACTGACTTCAGCAATGAAGTTAAGAAAGCAAAGGACACCATTCAGGTGCCCATCGTCTCGGCAACCAGCGCCACCGCTGTTAACCCGACCAATTTTGAACCCGGCTCCGATGTGACCGTTGGCAAGGCCACCGTCACCCTGGATCATGTGGCTCAATTCTTCGGCATCAGCCAGGCGGATCTCGCCCTCGGCCATCGCCTTGAGAACCTCATCAAGATCAACGTGGACGCTCTGGCCGACAAGCTCTGGAGCATCGCCATCACGCCCGTCACGACTGTGAACTTCGGCGCGGCGACTGTCACCACGACCACGATCACCCCCGGTTCGGGCCATTTGGCCTCGCTGTGGAGCGCGATCAGCAAGTCCACCAACAAGGGCTTGGTCGTTACCCCGTCGATCTACTCGGCGCTCATCCCGACCAACGCGGACTTCCTGCCGCTCCAGAACGGAGCCTACGGTTTCGACCAGGGCATCTACTACGCGAACAGCTTCAGCGGTGCGGTCACGGGCCTCGACGGCTTCGCCTGCTCACGCGAAGCGGTGTGCGTTGCCTCGGCCAAGCCGATGATCGACCCTGCGGTTTCCTCGCAGTTCCAGATCAGCGACCAAGTTGTCACCCTCGACCAGTTGGGCCTCTCGGTCTACTGGAACGTGTGGGGCAGCACCAACAATCGTCAGGTCAACGCCTCGATTGAAGTCATGTTCGGCGCGGCCCCCGGCCTCACGAGCAACACGATGGCGCTGGTCATCTAAGTCTGTGTGTTCATCTCCCTCCGTGTGAGTGGACGCGGCGGGAGTTTCATTTGCTCTTACGAGCAGGGGTCACGGTTCCACTCGCCGTGGCCCTTCCTTTTTGTATTCAGTGGCGAAAATTCATCTCGGCATCATTTGCGGCAACGAAGCGGAAAACATTACCCGCTTCCTCGACAGCTTCCAACCGCACGTTGATTCCGTTTCCGTAGTCCGCGCCTGCGGCAACCAGCCGCCCGACGCCACGCTGGACATCGCCAAAGCCCGTGGCTGCATCGTGGGCGAATATCACAACGGCGAGGCAGGCAAGGAATGGCCGCACGTCGATAACTTCGCCGCCGCCCGCAACCAGACCTTTGCCCTCGCACCCGAAGGCACGGACTGGATCATGTGGGCCGATTGCGACGATCTGCTGACCCCTACGGGCGCGGAAGTCCTGCGGATGATACGCGAGGGGCACCCGATGGAAGGGGGCGCTATTTTCTCGCCCTACATCACCAACGCCAGCGGCAGCTACGCCCGGCGCGTTCGGTTGGTCAAAGCCAGTGCTTACAAACGCTGGATCAATGCCGTCCACGAGGACATCGAGACTCACGAAGGCACGGAAAATTCATGGTGCGCGGAAATGCAAGTCATGCATATGCCCGAAAACAACAAGCGCGGCAGCGTCACCCGCAACCGCAATATCTTGGAAAGCATCCCGCCCGAAGAGCGCACGGGGCGGGAATGGTGGTTTTTGTTCCGCGAGTGCGAGATTCAGCAGGACATCCCGACCGCGATGCACGCCGCGCTCATCGCTACGGGGCGCGACGATCTGGGCAGCGAGGAAAAGTTTGTTGCTTACCAAACCATAGGCCGCTGGCTCAAAGACGTGGACGAAGCCGAGCGCCCTTTGTTGGAAGCCGTGCGCCTCATGCCGCAGCGCCGAGAAGGATATGCCGAGCTTGCCAAGCTGCACCTGGCTCGCGGCAAGGCCGACAAGGCGCTGGCCTATGCGAACGCGATGGAAGCGCAGCCCATGCCAGACGAACCAAGCTGGACGCATGATGCTTCGCTCTACGGATGGCGGGCGCATGACCTAAAGACGCTGGCCCTCGCCAAAGCAGGCCACACCAAGGAAGCCGAGCGCCTCCGCAAAGAATGGCTCAAGCGGTTAAAGCCCCGCATTGCCGTGGGGCATCCAGCGGGCAGGGGAGCCAAGGACATTGAAGTGCGCGATTTGTGGTTGAGTCGTGCCGCGCACCCGGAGCGCGTGGCCTACTATTTCGGCATCTGCGAGTCGGACACCGAGATTGTTGAGCAGTTGAAGCATTACCCGCACGGATTAGCGCCCGCTGTTCCAGAGGGCCACAGTAGCGCCGTGGCGAACTACAACGCCGCCGCACGCGCAGCTACGGCATCAGGTGCGCGCATCTTCATTATGAGTCAGTCGGACGTTTATCCTCCTCATGGATGGGACGAGCAGATTGTCCAGGCTATGCAGCCGCACATGGACGCGCCCGCCGTGCTGCACGTTTCAGACGGATTCCGTGGGCCGACTGATCCGCTGATGACGATCATGTGCTACAACTGGCGCTGGTGGCTTGGCCGCGAGTGGTTGCTGTGCCCGGAGTTCGATGGCTACTGGAGCGACACGGAGTTCAGCTTTCGCGCTTATCGGGACGGGGTAGTCAAAGACGCTCGCCACATTAAATTCTTCCACGACCACCCCGCATTTACGGGAGCGGCTTCGGACGAGGTTTATATGCGCCAGCAAAACCCAGAGGCCAACGAGCGTGGCAAAGCCGTCTTCCGCCGCCGCAACCCTGACGCTGAAGCAAAGGGATGGACGTGAAGCTGCAAATCCTTATCCCTACCATGCCGGGCCGCGAAAAAATGCTGGCCGAGCTTTTGTCTGTGCTAAAGCCGCAGCTAAAGAAAGGCGTTGGCTACCTGACCGATGACGGCCCTGGCACGATTGGAGCCAAGCGGCAGCGCATGATTGAGGCGGCAACCGCCGATTACATCGCCTTTGTGGACGATGATGACATGGTTGCACCAGACTACGTTGCGCGCATCTTGCCTTTCCTTAAATCTGAGCCCGATTGCGTAGGGATCACCATGCACGTCACGATGGATGGCCGCGATTGGCATCCGTCACCCATCTTCCGCCACAGCTACCGCTTCCGAGAAAATTTCCAGTGGCACGGGCAAGACCGAACTCCGCATCATCTTTGCCCGCTAAAGCGCGCTGTGGCGCTCAAAAGCCGCTTCCCCGACCTTATGTGGGGCGAGGACTACCGCTATGCCCTTGGTCTTTTGGAACACATCAAAAGCGAGGAATGGAGCGGCGACCAAGTAATTTATTTCTACCGCTACCGCAGCAAGCCGACAGACCCGCCCCCGCCCGCTGAACAACTTTGACAGAGGGGCCAAAGCAATGAACGCCGCAGCCGTGACCGAGTTTGCCAAGCTCGCCGCCAGGACCATCAAAAGCACGTTTGGCAGCACCGTGATTTTCGGCACGGCATGGAACGGCGCTCCCCGCAGCTACACTTGCGCTGTTTCGACGGGAACACCCGAACTTAACCTTGAATCGGGTGGTTTTCAGCAGCCCGTCGATTTCGTGGTGCGGGTGAGCAAAACCGATATGTGCGAAGCGCCCGAAGTGAAAAGCCCGGTGACAATCGACGGCAAAAACTACCGCGTCATTTCCGTGCGGCAAAACTTTAGCCCGCTCGCGCAGGAATGGATCGTGGAGGTTGGCAACCCGTGAACCCGCTTGAAGTAGAAAAGGGCGTAGCGGCCTACCTGCGCGCATTAAACAACCTTCCCGCAGGCACACAGGTTCACGAATCGGTCACTGCCGCCGACTTGGACTTTGAGAAGCAAGCCGTGGTGGTCGAGGTCAGCGATGCCGAACACCGGGGGCCGGGCGCGTTCTTGGTCAACCTCACCGTCAGCCTTCGCTCGCCCTCAATGGCTGTTAGCCTGTCCGACCACAGCAGTCTTTTCACCACGCTCGTCACCGCCATCGAGGCGCAAAACTCCTTCCGCACGGCCTTTGATGCCGCCGCGTCAGGGGTGGATTTTGCAGGCAGCTACATCACCAGCGTGCCGGGGCCAGATTTTCAAGACCGCGCATGGGTCAACACTTTGCAAGTCGCGCTCGGCGTGACCGTTTGACAACTGCGCGCAGCGTATGAGCGAAGCCGCCAAAGAGCAGCCCAAAGCCGCCCCCGCCGTTACTGGCCCGCGTGGCGCAGCCGTCGAAGCGCGCCTTGCCAAAAAGTCCGCCAAATAAAACGCCATGCCTTCCATCGGAATTACCAGCAATGACATTGCCGAGCCGTCCAACTCCACCACAGAGGAGTTCACGACCGACAGCACGGTTGAAGTCGCCACGATCCGCGACAAGACAGGCGTAACCAAGCACGTTCAAAAGCTCGGCTATTCCACGACCAACTTCACCCGGCGCGGGCGCGGGGTTGGCGACTTGGCTGGCGTTACTGCCGGGAATATCACTGAAGGCACGGCCAAAATCATTTCCGTTTCCAACACCCAGACCGCCGACGATTTCCCTTCCTACGAAATCAGCGGCGTTCAGAAAGACGATCTCTAAACTATGGCCTCCTCCGTTGCAGATATCGGCGTCACCGCTTACAGCGAAAACCTGACGCAATCCGTGCAGATCACCAAGACTGTCGAAGAGCTTCACATTGCCGAAAAAGACGGCACCTACGGCCAGGGCAAAGCCTTTGACCCGACCTTTGAAGTTCAAGTCAGCGGACGCGGCGACTTCCCTGCGCTTGATGTGGGTGGCACGGCCACGATCACGGGCGTAACCGCTGGGGCTTCGGTTGTTACCAACATTTCCATCACTGAGCGCAACGAGGACTACCCGGATTGGTCGTTCACAATGCGAAACTGGCCGGGTGCCACGCTGGGCTAAGTAGCTCATGCAAGTCCGAGTGGTTAAGTCGAGGGACGATCAGCCCCTCGCTTCGATAGAAGGCGCATCCGCCGTCGCGGCCATGACCGCTGGCTATCGTCTGGTGGACGGCAAACAGGTCAAAAACTTCGAAGACTACATTGAGGACGCGGCAGACGGGACAATGATCCGCGAGACGGTGTGGGTCTTTGATGACTCGGCCACCGCCGAATTTGGCGACGAGCGACTGCCGCTGGAAGCGTTCCTCATCCGCTTCCGCGATCTGGAATGGTGCAAGGCCAACCCGGCGCACCCCATTGCCTACCTGCGCCACGCGCACGAAAACCTTTCCAAGTTCCGCGACCACTTCCGCAAGCACCGCCCAATGATCCTGCTTCGCAAGGGTCAACGCACGCTAAAGATCCGCCCCGACTTGACTCCTGAGGAGAAAGCAAAATGGCTCAAACTACTCTAACCGAAGAAGCGTTTTTAGAACCCTCGCTCAAGCAGATTGGCGATTTCAAGCTGCGTCCCTTTACTTTGGGCTCCGTCACTCTCTGCAAGAAACTCGGCCTGTCGCAGTTCACAGGCGAGAAGTCCGACGAGCCGATGGATCAAGTCGAGCAGCTACGCCAAGTGGCGGGCTTCCTTTTCATCCACTGCGAACCCGTCGAGAAAGTGCTGCGCGCCGTCCGCGACAAGCAGCACCTTGAGGACGAACTGCTTCGCTACCAGTTGCAGATCCCGCTCTCCATCGTGCCGCAGGTCATGGATGAGATTCAGCGCGTGGGCGACATGACGGGCGCGGCCTCCGTGGAGATTGTCGAAAAGCCCGCCGCACCGGGCGCATCCCAAGCCTCGCCACCGGGAAACTGACGGAGCCAGCGTGGATTGCGACCTTCGCTTTCACGCTGGCGCGAGAGACAGGCTGGCCCGAACACTACATCATTTGGGAACTGCCGCTCGCCCGACTCCTGCAATATCAGCATTGCGCCCTGCGCGCCAATGATGTGTGGACAGTGCCGCCCGGCCCGCCGACAGGCGAGACGGTGGACGCCTTTGAGCGCATGGCGGCTTTGACAGAGAGGTTTTCAGCAGAGTAATGGGACGCCCCGCCAAAAGTGTTACGATTGATTCTGCCGAGTTCGACAAGGCAATGCAGAAGTATATTGCCACGAGCAAGCGCACGACCAAAGAACTGCTAAACGAGCAGGGGAAGATAGTGATTGTCGAGGCTGCAAAGATCACGCCGCCAAACAAAAGATTTAAGTGGAACAAAAAAGGCGGGGAAGAAGCCACGACCAACGACATTAACAAAATCCTCATCGGCCTCGCGCCGGGGCTCTACGAGCAATTTATCGACATCTTTGGCGGCAAAACCAATAACCGCGAGCTTCGCCGAAAAGACGGCACGGTCTATGTGTCCGACAATGACGTTGCCGTCAGCAACCTTGCCCAATGGCACCGCAGCCAGAGGACTCGCAACGGACGAGTGACCAGCGCAGGGCAGACGGGCGACCGAAACATTGGCCGCTCCAAGTCCTACAATCGAGGCGTCACGACCGAGGCCAAGAAAGCCGCTTACATCAAAAAGGCAGTTAAGATGGTCGGCAAGCAGGCCGCAGGCTGGAAAGCCGCTGCCGTCAAACTTGGGGCCAAGCTGCCCGCATGGATCACCCGTCACGAACGCGCTGGCTACATCAACTACAAGCAGCAAGGAAGCCGTGGCGTCCTTGAGCTTGCCAATGCCGGGGTCTATGCCCGCGCACGGGGCAGCATCGAGCGCCGTCTAAAGGCCGTTCTGGCAAAACGCACGGGAGCCATTACCCGCCGCGTCCAATACTACCTCAAACAAAACGCCAAGGCTTCGGGCTTTGGCGTCCGCTAATTATGGCCGCAACCGTAACAGCCAGACTCGCGCTCGATTCCTCCGGGTTTACCGCAGGACTCACCAAGGCGCAAGCAGCACTCGGCAAGCTGGGGGCTATTGGCGTTCCCGTCATGGCCGCAGGATTTGCCGCCGCCGCCGCCGCAGCCGCAGGATTGGCCGTTGGCATCAAGAAAGCCGTGGACATCGGCGGGGCGCTTTCCGAGCTATCAGCCCGCACAGGCGTTGCCGCTGGCGAGCTTCGCGTGCTTCAGATGGCCTTTGAGCGCGCAGGAATGAGCGCGGATCAAGTTGGCCCCGCAGTTAACCGGATGCAGCGCGCCATTGTTGAGGCGTCCACTGGCTCCAAAGAAGCACAGCAAGCCTTTAGCAATATCGGACTTTCTCTTGATTCAATCCGCAGCCTTTCCCCCGATCAGCAATTTGAGGCAATCGGACAGGCCATTGCTGGAATTAAAGATCCCGCCGCCCAAGCCGCCGCAACAATGCAAATCTTCGGAAGGGGGGCGGGCAACTTGCTCGCGCTTTTCAAAGACTCAGGCGCGCTCGGTGATGCCGCCAGCGCCATCGGCGCGCAGGCCGAACTCCTTACCCGCAACGCCAACCTCTTTGACCGCGCCTCCGACATCCTTAACACCATCGGCAGCAAGCTGGAGGGTTTCTTTGTCGGCGTGGCCGATGCGGTCGTCCCTGCCATTTTGCCGCTTTTGGAAGCGGCGGATGGGTTGGACTTCGCGGGCCTTGGGCAAGAGCTTGGAAGGCAAATCGCCATAGGCATCACCGCGCTCCAAGACGGATCAATCGGCACGATCATAGGTCTTTCCGTGCAAATTGCTTTGCGCCGAGCAGCAAATGACTTTTTAAAAACCATGCAAGGGCTGGCCGCTGGTTTCCCCGCACTGTTTGAAGGCACGATCAAAAACTTTGCCTTGATTGCCAGCCCGGAATTTTGGTCTGGCGTAAAATCCGCCTTTCTTTCTGCGGCAATAACATTTGGTCAAAAGCTGTCGTATCTGGTTGCTGACGCCTTGGCTGGTCTTTCGGAAATCACAGGTCTTCGTGACATGATTGCACCAGCTCTGAGTGCGGCAATTTCTGCTGGCGATTCGTATGCAGGGCAAGCAAACGAACTAAACGCCAGCGCCGATGCCCAACTTGGCAGCGTAGCAAGCGCCATAACGGCCAATATGCAGGAAGCATATGCGCGCTTTTCTGATGCTTTTTTGAATGGCGTGCAGAACGCCACAGAAACATTCGACAACGGCGACCTTGCCAATGCGCTAAATAATGCCATCGCTTCTGTGAGCGCCACTGTTGATAAAAATACAGCCGAAGCCCGCGCTCGCTTTGAGGCCAGCAAAACCATGATCCCCGGCATGGACGGCGAGGGCGGTATGCAGCGCGGCACCAACGCAGGCGTCATCGCCCAATCGCTCCAGCAAGTCGGCGGCGGTGCAGCCTTTGCCCGATTCTCCGACGCGGCCAACCCTGCCGCACAGCAACTACGCGAGCAGCAAAAAGCCAACGGATTCCTCGCCCGCATCGAACAAAAACTGACGCCGCAAATGGCGCTCATGCCCGCTTAACATATGGCCTCGTTTCAAACAGCAGGATACCGCAGCACCATCACGCCCGAAGGGCGCAAGATCGTGCAAATCCCCGTTAGCGTCACCGATGACTCAGCGCCATCCGCACCAGCCGCGCCGAGCGGGATGCGCCTTGTTAGCAACGAATACACCATCCGTCCCGATGGCGGGCGCGATTACGTTTACACCTACGAGAGCGCAGGCAGCGCCCCCGGTGATGCACAGATCCAGATTAACGGCCAAGCCGCGCAAGAACCCATCGAGACGCACCCAAAATTTAACGGAGCGCAAGGCGGCGGAACCGTGTCTGAAGCCGACCTTGCCGCCATCAAAGCCTCGCTGAACGACGGATCGACTCCGCAGCTTACCGGAACAGGAGCCGACCTAATCGCCGCGCAAAATCTCTACACGCTGATGCTTAAAGGCGTGACGCACTTTTTTACGCCGAGCGGCATTACTTATTCCGAGACATTCGATGAAACTATCAAGCCAAATCTAAGCGAGCTTTGCAACGTAAACCGCCCGCCTCCCGACGCCCCCACCTTGAGACAAGGAGCAAACTGGCTAATGATCGGCATTCGCGCTCAGAAACTTTACGAGCCCGGCAGCGCGGGAAGTTTTTGGCGCGTCACCCGCGAGTGGCTTGCCAGCGGGGATCGCGGATGGAACGCGGATTTCGATATTTACGAGTAATCTATGCGAAGCGGGATCAAAGAATTTCAGCCCCGCCAGCCGCTTGATCGGCAGTTAGGCGCAAGCACGCTGAACCAGATCCTGCGCGAATTGGAAAGTCTGCGGATTACCCGCGTGGTCAACGGCACATTTCGCAAGCTGCCGGGCGGAACCGAAATCACCGTAGCCCCGCAACGCGGCGGCGGCTCAGCAGTCTCCATCCACCCGTTCCAAATATCCAGCCGCCAAGACCCCAACGCACCAAATCAAGTCATCGTCACCGTGCGACCTGGAACGATCAACGGCATCCTTGCTAATGATTGGAGTGATGAAATAACCATTTCAAAAACATCACTGCGTTACATCGTTTTGGAGTGCGAGCACGATGGCCGAAACATTGTTTCTTCCACCATTGATGCCGCCGCCGATGCGCCCTCTTCGCCACCTGTAGGAATGTGGTCGCTTGGCGACAGCCCGTTTCGCGTCTTGCTTGGGCTGGTCTTTGGCACCGATGTGAAACAGATCGTTTTCGGCAACCTCACGGCCACGGGAAAGAAGCGACTTACGACCGAAAAACAAACCGCCGAACTTGGCGAAATTCCTTACGATAACTGGTATTCGTGGGAGGTGGCGTAAGTGATTACGCTGCACAGCACGGCAACGACCGCGCAATTTTTTGCCGACAGCGGCTACACTGGACATTTTGTAGGCGATGGGTGGGGCGAGAGCCAGACCATTAGCAACGATACAGACGGCAACTTTTCCACGATCATCAGTCGCAGCGGCGACCTTTTGCTTGTTACCGGAGATGGCGGGGGCGTTGGATTCCTGCCTTGGGGAACCTACAACAATATCCCGCCGATCAGGGAAACAACGGTAGTCAACGCGCTTGGCACCTTTGTCAGCCAAGCGACCATCTCCGTAATATTCGATTCCAACGAGGAGTTCATTGAGAACGCATCGGTTGTCACCGACACTTTTGAGACAACCTCTGCAACGACAACGGAGGTCACGTTTTACAGCACGCAGCTAACCACGACCCAACGGGCCGACGCATCAGTCATATATACGTCAACGCGCCAAACACAAACCGACGAGGCCGTTTGGTCAACGCAGTTGAGCGGGACATCTACCGTGTTCGTCAGCACAAGATCGCGCAACACGACAACCACGCAACCGAGTGCCGGGAACGCTTTCGTGCAGACATGGACGGAAAGCACACTGCTTTCCACGTTAAGCGGCAACGAGGCGCTTGTGACAATCAGCACCGAAGGCGCAAACACGATTTTGGCAACCGCCAGCACGACCGCCGCCGTGACGTTTGATGGCAACACGGTGGAATCCTTTTCGCTAAGTGACGCCGTGGTTCCGGTGACAAGTATTTATGGCAGCGCCTCAATGCGAGAGCCGCAGGGAGAGGTGTTTACGCCGGGGGATATAATCTTGGATCTTTTCGGGTGGACGGTGCAGCCCGTAACGGCCCAAATACTCAACACCGCGACCACATCGTTTGCTATCACGCAAACGACAAGCACGCAAGTTGACGAGGGCAGAATAACAATCGACAGCGGATCGCTGCCGTTGCCGACGAGTGAAAATGTTGTCACGACCACAGTAAGCTCGGTGCAGGGAACTACGGTTGAATCGCTGCAAACCACAGTGCTTGGCCTCGAAACGAAGTCCTACACATGGGAGAACAAAACGAAGATGTCTTTCTTTTTTGGCGAAACAACCAAGTGGACGGGCTCGGCATCAAGCGAAGCAAATGTGTCCTATGATTTAACTTCACCAAACGATATCGGCTGGTCGGGCATTTACAGCAACGGGGCCACCTTGGGATTCAATGGATTTAACAACGAGCCATACACCGTCACGGTTTATCTGACGAGCAGCCTTCCGTTCACCTCTTTGAGCAAGACCGGAAGCAGCATCGCCTCAATTATTGGCGAAAACAATTTGACCAAATTCAACAAGAACCGAGTCGGCGTGCGGGCAGGCGCGAACTTTGCGGGTTCGGTTGATTTTACTTATGAGGAAGGATCGTTTTCCGCCGCACACATAACTCCTGAGATTGGCGAAATCATCAGTGGAACGGCAAGGGCTGGCGACAGCTATTACACCATTTACCGCGACAGCATGACCGTGCGGCCAACCAGCGGCGGCGAAACAAGCCAAAGTCAGTTGCCGCTTTCTGGAGCGGCACAATCCTATTGGGTGGACGCACAAAACAACGCCGTTATCGCGCCTGTCGCATCTCCTGCAACGGACTTTATGGCAGGCGGCGGATTGCCGCTCGCTTCACAGCAGTCGGGCTATGCTTTCCTGCCGCGTGGGGCATACATCACGGGACAGGGGGCGTCCACAGGCAGCACATCTTTCACCAACAACACGGTATTGGTTTGGGCAAATACCGCCGAAATAACAATGTTTCGACCAGCAACCGTTTGGACTTCGACCGAAGCGGCTTTCGTGGGCGCAACCTCTTTTTTGCGAAACGGCATTTTGGCAGACCAGCCGATAGATGACTGAGCTTTGACACCCGCTTCGCTCGCGAGTGCTGGCGATTGCTACATACGCGACGAAAAGCTATTTCTATTGCTGGCCGCAGTTCCTCCGCAGGATAGCCGCCGCAGCCGGGCATCACGCCGAGGCGCATTTCATTCTGGCAACAGACCAGAGCGATGAGGCCAAGCAGGCGATCGAGGCAGCGCGCCACGAACTGCCCGAAGGCTGGCGCATCCAAGCCGTGCAGCTTCCGCTCGATGACGGGGGAGCCGAGGGTAAGGACTACCAGACGCCCGCACAAATGCGGATTGCCGCCTTACAGGGGGCCGCGTTTGCCGCTGCGAGGAAGATCCGCGCCACGGCATTGTGGAGCGTCGAGGCCGACAACCTTGTCCCGGCAGACGCGCTTCGGGTGGCCGAGTGGACGCTACAAATGCCGCAGGCGGATGGGTCAAACTTTTACGATGTTGCCGCTGTGACGTATCCGAATGGGCTTTTCCTTGGTGGCAACGGGACGCCGCAGCATCCCATCGCCGAAGACTTCAGCGAGAAGGAGAGGAAGCTGCCGCCGCGCCTCATCCGCGCCTTGGAGGCTTGCCGCGAAAAACTCAAGGCTGAACCCACCAGCGAGAAAGAAGGCAAGCGTATGGGCCGATTGCATGAGCGGGTAAAGCGATGTCCTCCCGATGGCAACGTCTTTGAGGTTACAGCCAAGCACGGGTGGCGCAGGCGCGGGTGGCTGGACTTTGCCTATCCTGGAATCGGCAGAGGAAGCATCGTGCCATCCGATTGGTGCGGCCTCGGCTGCACGCTCCTTTCGGCCAAGGCGCTGGCTCTGGCAACCTTTGAGGGCTACGACGGGCGAGGGACGCAAGACCTGTTCCTTTGCTGGCATAGGTGGCACCCAGCAGCCCTTCGGATTGCCTGCATACCGCATTGTGTCGCCGACCATGTGAAGCGCGACAAGGACGGCAAGATCGTCCACCACCGGGCGTATCACGAAACAGAAGGCGAATACCGAGGCCACCTCCGCGTCCGTCAGCAACCTTGGATGCCATGTTAGCCGAGATTCGCCCACTCACGGCCCACCTCGATGAGCGCGGGCGGCTCATCGAGATATTCCGCGCCACGGATGACGCTCACGGCTTCGGCCAAGCCTACATCACGACTTGCTCGGCGGGGGTGGTGAAAGCCTGGCACCGCCACAAGCTGCAAGTGGATCGGTGGTTTTGCGTTGCGGGCGCGGCCAAGGTTGGCATCTGGGACGCCGAGGCCAAGCGCGGGCAGACGATCATCCTTTCCGCCGATACGCCGCAGCTGCTTATCATCCCGGCTGGGTTGTTCCACGGCTTCACGCCCTGCCACGGCCACCGCGAGGCCGCGATCCTTAACCTCCCATCCCGCGAATACAATCCCGCCAATCCCGACGAGGAGCGCCGGGGGCCGCTGGCTTTTCCATTTCGGTGGGACGTAGAGAGCCGTTAGCGGCTTTGACACAGAGGGCGAGGGCAAGGCCATGCGCGTCTATATCAACCTCGACAGCAGCGAATTTGTCGTATCCCCCGTTTTGACGCAACGGGTCAACACGCTCTATTTCACCCGCCGCGACACGGTTCCCGTCGAGGTGCAGTTCGTGCGCGGAGGCTCGGTGGTGGAATTGGGGTCGGGGGCCACGGGGCAGATCGGGATTAAAAAGACTTTCACGGGCAATTTCCTCGCCAACGACTCTGGTTGGACAAAAACGGGAACAGGCGCGGCCACAGTTTACACGTTCGACCTCAACCTCAACACGTCCAACATGGACGCCGAGTTTTCCCCGGATGCCACGACCGACAGCATCACGGCCAAAATCGAGGTCACTTGGTCGGTCAGCGGGACAACCACGACAACGCTGCCTACATCGGCAGTGGTTTACAACGATGTCATCCGTGGCGGCGAAGGCGTTCCGACTACTGTTGCCGCTGCCTTTGCGCTTTTGCAAGCCCCCGGCGGCACAATCTACCGCGTGTCGGTGGATAACGACGGGATTCTGACAACCGTGCCTAACTAATTTAACCATGCGCCACCTCCTTACCATCCTTGCCGCCATTACACTCTGCTCCGCGACCGCTCAAGCGCAAGTTCTGAAGGCGCTTATGGTCAACACGACCAACGGGCACATTGTCGCAACAAACAACGACTTGCGATTTACCAATGCGGGAGCCGTTATTGCCACAAGTTTTGAGGCGGGCGAAATGACTGTTGGCAGCGGCAGTATTCGAACAACGGAATTTGGCGGAGCTTTGGATTTTGAAACCGGAGAGCTTATTGCGGATGACGCAACCGTTTTTTCTTTTAGCGGCACGGCCTTTATTTTGAATCAGCCAGTTTCCTTTACTTCGACTGAAAACGCCAATGCAAGCCGCACCAACCTCGGACTCGGCGCGACCAACACCCCCGCATTTCGCGGACTGATCTCTGACGGCAACATCGTCATCACCAACCAGACCGCCACAAACAACGGGATTCTTTTCGTTTACCGCACCAACAACGAACCATTCCTCGGTCTCGCCAACCTTCTCGCCAGCAACAACACAACGATCTCCAACGAGACGCTGTTTCGCGTAGGCGTGGCCGAGGCCACCAACCGATCGGCACAGTTTGGTTTTCGATCGACCAACACCAACGGCAATGGCGTGGCAGTGTTCTCAGTCTTTGGATACAACGCCCTGATGATGGTCGGCGCTGACGCCTCGACCAACGCTGTGATCTATTCGGGCGGCGGAACGAACAACGAAGTGATGACCCTCATTCGTGACGGGGCTACGGAGTTTGCCCGTCCGATCCGATTTTCGACCAACGCCTCGACCCGTCCCGCGACAAACGCCCCGGCTAACACGACCAACGTGGCCGCATGGGTCGAAATGCGGATCGGCACCAACTCTTTTCGCGTCCCGTTGTATCAATGAACTTTCACAGCCACGACCCATTTGAATTTCTTTCGCGGCCCATCATTGGCGTATCGACCTCGCTCGGTAGCGTGATCGTGAGCCTGCTGCCGCACCTTGAAACTGGCATGAGGCTCGGCGCTTTGGCGCTCGGTCTTTTCATCGCCATCATGTCGGCCAAGAAAGTTTGGAGGGACAGAAACAAATGAGCGCTTGCGCTTCCTCACAAGCCGACCTCTGCTGGACACGCGGCGACTCCGGGCGGCTCGATGTCTCGGTCAAAGACGCGGACGGCACAGCCTACAACTTAACGGGCAGCACGCTTTTTTTGACGGTGAAGTCCGCGCTTACCGATGCCGATTCTGCTGCCGTGATTCGCAAGGAAGTCACCTCGCACAGCAACGCAGCGGGTGGGCTATCCCACTTTGATTTGCTAACCACGGATAACGCCACAGCAGGAACGCGCTACTACGATGTGCAGCTAAAGGACTCGACCAACAAAATTTACACGTTGTTCGGCGGTCTCTGGAAAGTGCTTTCCGACGTAACCACTCGCACCGCCGCGCTCTAAAATGGCCGCTTATCACAAAGTCGAAGTGTCGCTGAACACCAACGCGGTTGAGGTTGGCGTGCCTTCGCCGCAGACTGTGAATGTTGTCGTGCCGACGATCGGCCCGGCTGGCCCGACTGGCAGCGTCGGCCCCGTTGGGCCTCAAGGCCCACAGGGAGTGCCAGGCACCGGGCTGGAAGTCCTGACCACGCAGGGCGACATTCTTTACCAAGGTGCGTCCACAGGCCAGCGCCTCGCCATCGGAACCAGCGGCCAAGTGCTAAAGGTTGCTAACGGCATCCCCGCGTGGGGCAACGAATCGGGGGCCGTGACCAGCGTGAATGGCGAGACAGGCACCGTTATTCTCGACGGCTCCGACATCGACAGCAGCACGAACGACGCCAGGGCCGCATTTACCGTGACTGCGGTGGGCAACGGCGACGGCGACGGAATCTATTACCCGCTGGTTGATACTTTCATCAACACGAAGAACACCTACCGCACGACTTCGGGCTACAGCGTCTTTTTTGAAAATGCCCGCTGGCATATCGCGGACGGTTCGCCCATCACAGCCAACATTATTGAATCGAGCGACGATGACAACGCCGCGTGGCCGTGGCTGTCGGCGTGGAGCGGCGATGTATTAAAGGCAAAGCTCGCTGATGTGGTGGGCCGCGCCCGCGACACCTTTTTGTTTGTCGGCGATAGCGTAAAAGTCGGCACAAGCAGTGGCCTTCCTTTAAAAACTGGCAGCGGGGGCGAGGTTCAGGCTGGGGCTTTTGGGACGGTGGCAGGGAGCTTTTGCGAGGGGAATGATGCGCGGCTTTCGGATGACCGCGACCCGAATCTTCATGCAGCCAGCCACCTGCCCGATGGCGCGGATGAGATTTTTAATCAAAGTTTAGGCACTGGAGACAATGTTGAATTTAACGGACTCACAGTTACGGATTTTACATTTAATGGATCTCTCTTCGCTGTTGAAAGCGTTCAACTATCTGGCACTTTAAGTTTTTCTGGCGACAACGCCGCCACCAACGCCGCCACCACTTTAGACAATCTCGGAGGCGCATCCTCTGGCCCCATCACCTCCAGCGGCCTCACCCAAGCCACCGCAAGAATTTTGGGAAGGACGAGCGCGAGCACAGGTGCCGTCGAGGAGATCCAAATCGGCTCGGGCCTTTCGCTTTCGGCGGGGGAGTTGTCGGCTACGTCATCGGGCGTCACCGCAGTCGGCACGACCCTCGCGGATATCCTGAGCGTGAGCGGCAGCGATCTGGTGGCCGACGATCTGGCTGCCGATAAGCTCTACGGGTGGGACGATTCGGAATCCAAGGCGATTGGGTTTGTCATTGGCAGCGGGTTGAGCGTGTCGGGCGATACGCTTTCGGCCACGGCCAGCGGCGGATCAAAGACCTACGCCGTCTTCACGGCAACCAACAACCAGCCCACGGCCACCAGCTTCGCCACCCTCGACACCCGCAACAGCATCGCCGTCCTCGACTTCGATGACGCCACCGATGAGAGCGCCGTCTTCGTCAGCATCATCCCCGAAGCCGCCTCACTCGGCAGCGGCCTCAAGATCCGCCTGCACTGGATGGCAACCACCGCAACCAGCGGCAATGTGGTCTGGGATGTGTCCTTGGAGCGCATGACCACCGACTTGGATTCAGACTCTTTCGACACCATCGCCAGCGGCACCGCAGCGGCCAACGGCACCAGCGGCATCTTGACCGTGACCGAAATCACCCTCACGACCATCGACTCCGTGACGGCGGGTGACGGCTTCCGCCTCAAGGTGACGCGGGATGCAAACAACGCCAGCGACACCATGACAGGCGATGCAGAGTTGGTCGTTTGCGAAGTAAGGAGCGCGGCGTAATATGGCTTACGAATTCAACGGGACGAACCAATCGTTGCAAACGGCAAGCGCGCCAGCATCGGCGTTGCCAATCACAATGGCGTGTTGGTTTTATTCAAGTTCAACCACAGCAAGTCAAACCTTGCTGTCTATTGGAAATACAACAGGAGACTTTAGAGGGCCGAGGCTTGTTGCAGAAGGCGCGGCGGCAGGTGATCCAATACGGGCAGATTATACTATTGATATAGCCAATGGAATAGCCAGAACTACAAGCGGATATAGCCAAAACATATGGCATCACGCTTGCGGAGTCTACGAATCTACAGCGTCTCGCACGGCATATTTGGACGGAGGAAGCAGCGCAACGAATACAGCCAGCGTCACAGCAGCCCTTGTGGTAAACACATTGACAGTCGGAGGGCGATTTTTGGGCGGCTCGATTGGCTTGTTTGCTGTCGGAAGAATTGCCGAAGTCGGCATCTGGAACGTAGCCCTCACCGCCGACGAAATCGCCTCACTCGCCAAAGGCATGACCTGCGACAAGGTGCGCCCGCAGTCGCTGGTCTTATACGCCCCGCTCGTCCGTAATCTTCAAGATGTGCGCGGCGGCTTGACCATAACGAATAACAACGGCGCGACAGTCGCCAACCATCCGCGAGTTTATGCATAACTATTACCGCATTTCTGACCCCAACGATGTCCGCGACCTTGGCGACCAGATGGCCGCTTGGACTGCCGCTGGCAACCCCAAGGCCGACGATTGGGCCGTGCAGCCCGAAGCTCCGTCACCCGATGCCGTCTGGACAGATGGCGCTTGGATCGTGCCGCCTGTGGCGCTGATGACCGCCGAAGAGGCTGTTGCTCAATACTTCTCGCCTTACCAGACGCTCGCCTTGCAGCGTTTTGAGATGGCCTTGATGACCGCAGGCAAGCCCCTTGGCCCGAAGATGTCGGCCTGCAAGACATGGCTGGAATCGGTCATGCTTGGCTGGGCGCTCGATCCTACGCCGAAGGAGAGCTTTGGCCAGCCTGCGGCTACGTTTGAAGAGGCGAGCGCGGAGGCTGTTACCGATCTCGCAGGATAGGCTTTGACACCCCTGCGGGGGCATGAGTTACGTCCTCGACCGTCTTACCGAAAACTCCACTTGGCGCGGCTTGGTCATGCTTGCCACCGCCCTCGGCGTGCAACTTGACCCCTCACAGGCTAACGCGATTATCGCGGTCGGCTTGGCGCTGGTTGGCCTCATCAACGTATTCCGCAAGCAGTCCAAGTAATGCGCCCGGTCTTGTTGGCGCTGCTCGTGCTTTGCTTCACCGGCTGCGCGGGGATGAAGCTCGGCGGCGGCTACAATTTCGAGACGAAACAGTTTTTCGTGAATTTGGAAAAGCCGTTAGACGGCTACAAGAAGTGAACCCGCTCAAATGGTTCAGTCACTTATTCGCGGCCTTGCGAAATGGCCCACCGTCGATCTCGCCGAACTCCTCCTCGCTATTAAAGTCATCCTCGATAAGCGAGCCAAAGAAGCCGAGCGCGCTACCAAAAAGCGCCCCAAGCACAAAGGCGAAAAGCCGTAGCGAATACCCGGAGAAACTACTCAACACGCCAAACGTGTCGAAGGGGAGGCGGATTGCTCCAAAAGCTATCGTCCTACATCACACGTCGGGCAGCTACGGGGGATCGGTGGCGTGGTGCATGAACCCTGCCAGCCGCGTGTCTTACCACTGCATTGTCGCCAAGGACGGACGGCGCTCCACGCTGGCCGATCCCGACAAAAGAGCCTGGCACGCTGGAGTTTCGTCATGGCGTGGCAAGCGTGACTTGAATAGCTGGAGCATCGGGGCCGCGTTCGAAGGCGACACCTACAAGCAGCCACTTGGCGAGGACGAGATGGCGAGCATGGCGGAATACTTGGTGCCGCTGATGAAGCAATACAACCTTGCCTTGGGCGATGTTACCGACCACCGCGCAGTTTCGCCGGGGCGCAAAGACGATTTGAACCCGGTCGAGCTTGCGCGGTTCAAGGCGTATTTGGCGAAGCGGATGGCCTAACTTTGGCGGGGTAGCGACAAGGCGTTTTGCCGAGGTTGCCTTACGGGTTCAATGCCCGGCCCCGCCCCAAACGCATACAATCTGCGCGGTAGTTCAAGCGTGTTTGCGCCTGCCAGCTATTCAAGCGCGGGGCGGTATCGTTTAACAAGACACGGGCAACGTGTCGATGGCATCGACAAGTTCGCGGGACGTGTCGAAAAAGCAGTCATTCGTATGCACATGGCAGGCAATGTGGATAGAAACGTCTACAGTCCCGCACGGGTATAGCGCCAAAACGGCTACAGAGACGGCGCGGAAACGGCGACCCGATAGGGTATAGAGCGGGAGTGTTGGTGGCGGTGGCGGGACTCGACACCCGCTGTGTTACATATTGTGGTGTTATTTTGTAACGCTCCATTGTCTGGCCGCGTTTCCTTCAACGCCGCACCGCCAAAGTCATTTCCAGGCTATCCAAAGGAAACCCAGATTTGCCGCTGAATATCCAAGAAAAATTGCTGACATGGGCCAGTTTTTTTCCAAGGCAAATCCCGCGCTGGTGGCGATGTAGCACAGGGTGCAGATAAGCAAGGGCCAGAAGGTCACGAAGCCTTATGCCTCCCGATGCTGATTTTGCCGTCATTGCATCGAGTCGCCGCCCACCGAACAACCGCGCAGACCAGCCGTTCCAAGTCTCGAACGTGCGTCTCGTCAGTCGGCGGGATACAGGCGTGCGTTAATTCGTGCGTGACGATGCCGAGAAGGTCGCCTTTGACCGCTTCGGGATTCAGCCACACGGTGCGCTTCTTGTAGTGGCACAGGCCGTCGAGCTTTTCCTTGTCGGGCGGACGCTCTACCCGGACGCGCCACCACTGGCCGTCCAACTTGAACCGCATTGTGGGCGCTGGTTTCTTGCGCTTACGCGGGGCTGTGGCGGGCTTTTTCATCGCGGTCGGTAGTGCGGCACTGGCCGAGTGACAGATCCCGTGGTCATGCGAAATTTCTGCACCTCACAGCGGCCAGCGGCCACGGCCTCCGCGAGTAATCGGCCCATTGTGGGCCTCGGTCTGCCGAGCTTGTCGGCGAGTTGCTTGGTGGTGAACCAGCCGGGCGGGATTACGTCCGTCACGGCGGGCGAGGCGAGGGCCGCACACCACTTGGCGAGATCGGGATCGAGGGAGGGGGGCAAATTGCCGCCAGCCTTTGTGGTCGAGGGCCGCGACTTCATAGGGGGAGGCGGTAATGCGGATCAAAGACCGCGATGTTGACCGTGCAGTGAGAACCATTGAAGTGGCCGTATGCCGCCGCGTGACGCCATCCGAGGGTCTGTCGGCGCTGGGCCGAGTAGCCGATGTCGAGCTTGATCCCACACCCGATGTTGTAGCCGACTGCTTTGTTGTGCGTTCGTGCGCTCTCCATTGCCACGCGGTGGGTATGGCCCATAACAATGCTGCGCCCGCTCATCTCTGCCGCGTCACGAGCGGCAGACACTCCATACAAAGATCCGTGGGTGAATCCTGTGTCGCCGAGCAGAAATACGCCCGCTGGGTGAACGCCGACGTATGGCACGACTTGGCACTTAATCTTGCCCATCTCGTCCATGATTCGGCCCATGACGTTGCCAGCGGCGTAGGAAAGGACGGCGTTGGGCGAATGGGCCAACTCGGTTAGTCTGGCCTCATGGTTGCCGAGAAGGTAGACGTTCGGCTTGAGTTGCTTGAGGAAGGCCAACCCCTGCATGAGATCATCAGCCAGGTCGGCGGCATGGTCTGCGCTGTCCGAGTCTTTGCGCGCTCCAGAGCGAAGGCACCGGGCATCAATGGCATCTCCAAGGTGCAGGGTGAACTGCGGTTTCCAAGCCTCCTTGAGCCGAAGCATGGCATCGAGGGCGCGGGGGTCGGCCTCGGCCCCGTGGGTGCAACTGACTGCCAGATACTTTTGCCAGCCTTTGGTCTTGGACGCCACGAAGCGGCGGCGTATGTCAAGTCATATAAAACTGGTTACATCCCGGTTACTCCATGAAGCGAATCCCCCACAAGCCCCCACACTACGGCTTTTTTACTCTGTTGCGGTCAACGTGGCGTGTGGGTGAAAATATTTTGCCAAATGAAACCAGAAAGTAACCACTATTCCGAATCTATGTTATCGCCCAATCTTCTCAATTTCCTGTGTCGGATGGCACCATTTGGCACCGTAAAAACCAAGTAGTGTAGATTCGACCCCCTCCGCCGGCATCTTAACAATCAACGACTTACAGAATTTGAGAGAGGAAAGTAACCAGTTTTGAACCACTCGGTCGCGGCCTTTCTTTCCTGCATTTCGAGGTAGTTCTTCCTCACTACGGCCTCGGAGTTGCCCATTTCTAAGGCCACTTGTGAGGCACTTTTCACGGCGGCGCATCGGTAACTTCCAAAAGAATGTCGCAAACCGTTCTTCACCCACAGGGCTCCTTTTCTACGAAGGCGCTTGGCAAGGTTGTCGATGCGGTCTTGCGGGGCAACCATGCCGCCGGGCTGCGGTTCGCTTTTGCGTATCCACGTTGCCAGCGCGGGCAGGATCGGGACGAGGCGACGGCGCTTGGTTTTGCAAATCTCTGGCCGCACCTCGATGTGCTTTCTGCCGAGCTTGATGTCCTCCCAGCGCAGTCCTTGGATCTCTTCGGTTCGTAGGCCAGCAAGGCCACCGATTGCCAGGGCGAGTCGCCATTCGCTTGGGGCGGCGGCAAGCAGGGCGCGGAACTCCTTCGGTGCGTAGATCGCCACAGGCTTTGTGTCTAAAGTCTTGGTGTGCGTGCGTTCTGGCGCGGTCATGCCGTCAGGGATGAGCGCCGACTTGCGCGCCCACGAGAAGAAGCTGACGAGGGCGGTGCGGACATTGTTGTAGCGGCGAGGGCCAACAGGCAGGCGGTCGAGGTAGTCGCGGATCTGGTCGGGTGTGACTTCGCTCATGCGGACGGGGTGCGCCTTGGCAAATTTGGCAAGGTCGGAGGCCACTATTCTCGTCTCTTGCACCTTGCGGTCTTTGAGGTGCGCCATGTAGCGAGTCACGGCCTCGGACACCTTGGGCGACTCCAGCCGCGTGGCTCGCCATTGCTGGAACTCGGAGAGCAGGGCGGGAGTGATCTCGGCCAAGTCGGCCTTGCCCACCCGAATGGCTTTAAGCTGGGCGCGGGCTTTGTCGCGGGCGCGGTCGAGGTTTTTGGCGGTGCAAAGGATGCGCCGACCCGCTTTGTGAGTGTGCCACTTCCAACGTCCGTCAGAGGCCAGCCAAAGGTGGGCTGCAAATGATCCCACTTTGACCGTATCGGTATTCATTCCTTAATTATTGATTTGCGGGGGGGGGGGGGGGCAATACTGCGGATGTCCTACGCCCTTAGTTATCAATAGTCCCTTATGAACATCATAAAGCTACTTTCCGAGGCTGCGTTTTATGCGACTCGCGGCCTTGCGAAGATCATCCTTGCCCGACTCGTGAAGCTGGTTTGTTAGCAATCCTGCAATTGCTTCGCGGACAATATCGCTTCGGTTTACCCCCTCCGGGCGGGACGCTACCACTGTGTCGATTTGCCGACTCATGGCCTCGCTGATCCTTACTTTTAGCTCAATGTCCAGATTGCTACTCATGTGTTCCTTTGTCCCACGTTCCAGCCGCCCTAAAAAAAAGTCAAAAAAAATCACAATAGGGACTTGACCCCATACCCCATTGTGTCCCATTGTGCCCCACATGAACGAGCTTACGACTTCGATCAAAGCGCGCATCTCCTCGTCGATGTTCGATGCGCTGATGAAAATTTCGGGACGCGATTGCGTTCCTGTCTCGCACTTGGTTCGCACGGCGCTGCGTCTTTTTTTGGCGAACAATGTGTCCCAACACGGCCACAAGCGAACACGCTCCAAATGACCCCGCAACTCGTCACGACCAAGGAAGCCGCCACGCTGCTGCGGATCTCCCGCAACAAGGTTGCGAAACTTTTGCCGCGCGTCCGGCTCTCGGCGCACGGCACCCGATACGACTTGGCCGACATCGCCAAGCTCATCGAGAGCAGAAAGGAAACACACACATGGACCTAATCAACATACTACTCGTGGCTGTCGTCGTTTTGTCGGCGGCGGCGCTGGCTGGAATGTCGGCGTACGAATACGGATTCCGGCATGGCCGGGCGCAAACAATGGAACTGGCCAACCGGCGCGTTCAGGGCGCGCTGGCCGAACTGGCGAAGTCGCGGAAGCGGCTCAACTTGCCGAAGCGGAAGGCGGTGAAGGCGTGAGCATTTCGCCTGCCAAGATCGACCGTCGCGGGGAGCGTCCGTGCCTTGAGCCCTGGGTGCTGGTGGCGGTGATGGAGGAGTTGTCCAAGACGCGCAAGCCGCTAACACTGTGGGAGCGGTTCATGCAGTGGCTGAAAGGGCTGGCCTAACATGAAGGGCACCGGAAACAAATACATTCGGCGCATCGGGGCGCGGTTTTGCGTAGTGCTCCGGCAGGGCGACACCGATTTGAAAGTCTTTGCTGGCGACAACATCGAGCACGCGCGGGCGGTGCGGGATGAACTGCTGCAGCGGGTGCGTCCGACGACTCGTTTGGTGCCGGAGCCGGTGGCAGAGGAACCTAAGCGGGCGGTGCCGGTAGAGCGGCGCTTGCGGCGGCGGAAGGGCGATTATTTTGCCACCGGCAGCGTGCTGCTGACGGCGGCGGTTTTTAGGACGCGCAAGGCGTATCACTGGGCGCAGGACATGCTGGGCACGGCGCGGCGGGTGGATGCCATGCGGGAGGTGCGGCCATGAGTGAGGCCATTTACCAAGCACGGATTGCGGCGATGGAGTCGGAGATCGCGGCGCTCTACAAAGCGGCCAGCGACGCGACGCGGGAGAATATGGAACTACGGCAGCGCCTGGAGTGCATCGGTCGCCAAGCGGACAACTATATCGCGCTGGTGAAATTGGAACGTGAACTCAAAAAAGTGCGGGAGAAGGTTTTATGGAACTGAAGGACGCGATTGCGTTTTTAACAACTTACAACCGCTGGCGGCGTGGTGAGGATGAAACCCTCGACATGCCGAACCCGCGGGAGATCGGGATAGCGTTGGACACGGTTTTGGCGGCGGTCATTGAGGGCGGCACTGGAAATTCCGGGGTCGAGCGACCTGAGCCGTCGCCACATTTTTTACAGAAGGGCACGCCGGAAACAGACGCGGCTGAAATGCCGATTGACCGAGTGGACACAGCAGCAAGTCGTCCTTGTTGCATTGTCAATGCCGACTTTGCCCGCAAGCTGGAACACGAGCGGGACGAGGCGCGGGAGCTGCATAGAAAATCTTTGCGCGAACGAGAGGCAACAGAAAAGGAGGTTGATGCAATGCTGGTGCGGGCACTCAAAGCGGAGCGCGAGCGGGACGAGGCGAGACAACAGGAGCGTATTCACTACGACAACTTGCACGAGGCGCAAGCTGGCTACGCAAAGGCCGAACGCGCCGAAAAAATGCTTCGCACGGCGGCGGCGAAGGCCGACCAGTGGCGCGAGTGCGCGGAGGGGTTAATCCTCTATGCACGAGAAGCACGAGAAGCACTAAACAAAGCGGCGGCGGATAAGTGGGTGCTTGAGCTTCAAAGGCTTAACGCAGACATCGCCCGCTATGAGCGGCTGAAGGAGGGCGGGAAATGAGCGAGACTCACGCGCACTGTTTGCTGTGCAGAAGTGCTAGAGGATGGCTTGTTGCTTACTTTTTCATGGGCCAGTGGATGAGTCGTTGGAAGCCCTGTCCGCATTGTCAGCCTAAACAGGAGGCCAGCAAATGAGCAGACTTCACCAACCGCCGCCTCCCGACAATTTGCCGGAGCACACTTGTCCTGCATTTGATGCAGCTATCGCGCACATCGAAGAGGCCAGAAACGCCAATTCGGCCATGCGTTCGGTCGCTTTGGAGTGGCAAGAACAATCAAGCTACTGGGAAAAAATTGCCGACCAGAGGGGCGAAGAAATTGCCGATCTGAACCGTGAAATTTCTCGATTGGAAAAAATTGTCATTGAATTTGAGCAGGAGGCCAGCAAATGAGCAACGAACAAATCAATATCGCAATCGCGGAGGCGTGTGGGTGGACGGATTGTGAAATCCAAAACGTCAACGGAAAGCTGATGTATGGGCAATCCGAAGTTAACGACTACTGCAACGACCTCAACGCGATGCATGAAGCGGAGAAGGTGCTGACGACTAAAGGAGTTAACGCATGGTGGGAGTATGTCGGTTACATTAACCGAAGAAATCCAACGCCATTTGGAAGCGAAACAGCAGTCCACGCCACCGCCCGCCAACGAGCCGAGGCGTTTTTGCGGACGCTGGGCAAATGGGAGGAAGCCAGCAAATGAGCGTTTATCACGCACCAGAGCCGCCACCGCAGGGTGCTTACGATCTTGTGGCCGCTTATGCCCTGAGATTGAGTAACGAGCGCGACGACGCGATGGCGGCGGCGACTTGGGCGGTGCAGTGGCTGGACACGGTGATTGACCGGCTGCAGCACGAGGCGACGATTAAGGAGTTGTTCGAGGACATGGCGAAGGTGCGGGAGACGAACTCCGTGCTGGACGGTGAATGGAACCGGTGCGGGTGGACTGGCACACAGGCGGCGCGCTTTTTGAAAAATTGGCGGAAGGAGGAGGCGTGAGCATCGACCCGCGCTTTCGTTACTCCGACAATCTCGGAGCCTGCCCGTGCCTCGATCCGCTGGCCTTGGGCCGCGTGATGGAAGCTATTTGCAACGGCCATCAGCCAACACTGGCCGACCGCGTGAAGCGCGCCCTGGCTCAACTTTGCAAACGTCTCGCCCGATGAATCCCGAACCCCCGGATCAGGCAATCGGAGCAATGCTGGTGCTGACGGCGCTGGCCGTGTTGCTCGTGGTGCTGTGCGAAACCCTCGCCAACTGGATGCGATGAAAAAAGGATTTCTCGGACGCATCTTGCCAAAGGGTTGGGGCCGAAAAGGCGCACCCAAGGGCAACAACCGCGCAGCCGGGCGCAAGCAGGGGCGAGCGTTTAGCACTCGGTTCGACCGCATTGATGACGCTCCGCCGCCGATGAACTTGCAGGGCGGCGAATATCTCCACGCCAACTGCGTGGTGCTGGCGGCGGCAGTGTTTGCCGAACCTTGGGCTAAATCGTGGGCGATGGATATGTTGCCAGCGGCACGGCAACTGGATGCGAGGAGGGCGCAATGAGTCACGAGATGGAAATGGAAGACTTTGTGCGCGTAAAGGATGCCGAACTCGGCGCGCTGCGCGAGGAGTTGCAACGCTGTCGCCTCATCATCGAGCGATTGGAGAACGAGATCGCCGAGCTTTACACGGCGGCGAAACGAGCAACCAAGGAAAACCTTGAGCTTCGCAAGCAGTTGCAATCGTGGGCCGACGAGGCCGATGCGGAGATCCAACTTGCCGCGCTGCGGCGGGCCGAAGCGGAGGCTTTGGATCTATGAATTTGTCTACGGACAAGCGGAGTCCTGTAGGGGGACACAACGCCGGGGCGGTGGCCTTTGGGGGGCATAACAACGCCGCCCCGGCACAATTTGCGGTTGGCGCTGTGGGCTTCGGGCCGATGTGGCAAGACGATGAGCCGAACCTGCGCGAGCTTTACGATGTGGCCTGCGCGTCCATTGTTCGGCTGGAGCAGGAGGCCGAAGAGGCGCGGGCCACGCTCGCCACTTGGGAAGTCGAGCGCGGAATCCTGGTGCGCGAGTTGGAGCGGCTGCGCGAAATGGTGGCCGACGAACGCGCACGGGATGCAGCTTGCGCGGACAAGTGCCGGGACAAGGCGGCGGCGGATGGAGGGTGGGCCAACATATGAGCGCCATGTCCCGCAACAAAGGCGCAGGCGGCGAGCGCGAGGTGTCGGCGCTGATCGAGGACGCCAGCGGCGGCGTGTTTAAGGCTCAACGCGGATGCCAGCACGCGGGACGCTTTGCCGTGGGCGTTGCCTCGCCCGATGTGCTGACAGACTTGCCCCTGCATCTGGAAGTTAAGCGCACGGAAAAGCAGGCGCTTCGCCAGTGGTGGGCGCAGGCCGTGAATGACGCTGGCATTGAGAAGGAGCCTTGCGTGGTCACGCGCTGGAACAAGGGCGAATGGCTTGGAGTGTTGCGCTTTTCCCACCTTGTCGCGCTGTGCGCCGAGATTGCCAGGCTGCGCCAAATGATTTGCCGATTGAACGACGAGCTAAAGGAGGCCCGCGAACGATTGGCTTAACCCAAAAAAAGACCGCGCCGAGGTTGCACCCCCGACGCGGCATTAGAACACACACCAAATGGAATCGACTCAATTAGCGGTGTCAAGTGGCACCCAACACCAAGTAAGTCACCACCGTCAAGCAACGGAAGTGGCCTCAGTTTGCAAAGAGATCGTCACGCGCACGGCGCAAAACATACAGGGGCGCAAATACGTCCGCGTCGAGGGATGGCAGTCCGTGGCAAATGCCTTCGGCTGCGTTGCATCAGCCAAAGACGTTGAGCGCACCGAGACAGGCTACCGCGCCATCGGCCAAGTTCGCCGCATGGACACCGGGGCCGTGATCTGCGAGGCCGAGGGCTTTGTGGGCGATGACGAGCGCACCTGGGCGAAGCGTGACGAATACGCCAAGCGGGCGATGGCGCAGACTCGCGCCATTTCGCGGGCTTGCCGCAGCGCGTTCGCCTTTGTCGTGACAATGATGGATGCCGGGCTTGAAACCACGCCCGCCGAGGAAGTGCCGCAGGATGGATTCTCCGACGCTCCGCGCCCGGCGAGCCCCGTGCGCTACCAAGCAGCTTCCAAACCCGCCCCGCGCATGGTGGACGAGGACGTAATCGACGTAACGCCAGAGCGCGTGGAACCGAAAGCGCCAGTCCGCAAAAAACAACCCGTCGCCTCGATGGAAGACGGAGCCGATTGGCAGACGGCGCGCTTCATCAAAGCGAACAGGCAGGACAAGACATCAAAGGCAGGCAAGCCTTTCACCAAGTGGGGCGCTTTCATTGAAATCGACGGCGCAGAGAAAGCCGTGTGGGCGAACACGATCAACCGCGACTTGGGCGAAACGATCGACGCGCTGGAGCAGGGCGAAACCGTGCTGGTTCAGACCAAGGCTACGGACTTCGGCCTCGATGTGGTGGGCATCCGCACGGCGGATGTGCCGACGAAGCACGAGGAGAAGGCCACTGAACTCGCGGATGACGATATCCCGTTCTGACCATGAGCGCCCAAAACCTCACAGGCATCCACTACCAGATGCCCGAAGCAGAATACCGCATGGCCCCGGCCATCGCGGGCAGTGACGCCAAGAAGATCCTGCCGCCGCTCACGCCAGCACACTACGCGGCCCACATGGCGGGGGAACTGAAGCGCGAGCCGAGCAAGGCCATGCTCCTTGGAACGATGGCACACGTTGCCGTCCTCGAGCCTAACAAGCTGGACACAGCCTTCGTTGAGAAACCCGAAGGCAAGGAGGGCGACTTCCGCACCAAAGAAGGCAAGGAGTGGAAAGCCAAGATGGGCACCACGCCGATCCTCGACGCCGACGAGGCGAGAGCAGTCAGGGGAATCCGCGACTCAATCGCCGCGCACGATGCGGCGAAGGCTTTGCTGGCCGGCTGCGACAGCGAGGTGGCGATGTTTGCCGAGCATAGGACGTGCTTGTGGATCAAGGGCCGCGTGGATGCGCTCAAAGTCGAGAGCGACATGAACAGCGTGATCGTGGACGTAAAAACCACGAGCGCGGGCGCGGACTACAACACGTTCTCGCGGCAAGCGGCATCGCTTAACTACCACGTTTCGGCGGCTTGGTATTGCCATCTGGCAGGGCTAAACGGCCTGCCGCCGTGCCGCTTCTACTGGATCGCGGTGGAAGTGGCCCCGCCTTTTGCGGTGGCGGTCTACGAGATACATCCCGACGCGCTCGATCTGGGTGTGGGCATGATGAATGACGCGCTGGAACTTATCGCTCGGTGCGAGGATGCGGGAGTGTGGCCGGGGTATGCGCCAGAGGTGCAGTGCTTGAACCTTCCTTCGTGGGTTTATGGGAAGGGGGCGGCATGACCTGGCAACCCGAACTGTGGGCCGACCACGGAACCAACATAGTTGAGGCCGACGAGGCCGAGGAGCGCAATCAGAAGCCGACGCAGGCTGCGTTCATCTTGGGCTGGCTGCAACTCGGAAAGCGCGTCACGCCGATGCTCGCTCTGCAACTGTGGGGCTGCAATCGGTTGGCGGCGCGGATTGCGGAGCTAAAGCGCGAAGGGTGGGCGATCAAGCGCGAGATCGTCGAGACGGCGACGGGCAAACGTGTTGCGGAGTATTCGCTATGACTCGCGCACCTTCTTCCGCACCCACGCGCTGCGCGACTCGTCGCCGCGCAGTTGGTCAAGCCTCTGCCAATCCTGCGGGCGCAGGGAAATGGATGCCGTCACCACGGCATCGGGGCGGGGCTTGCGCCCCGCGCCATTGCGTTTGCCCCCGTGGGTTTTCACAAGCACTGAGCGGCAATCACCGCATTGAGTTCCGAGCACAAATCGCCCTTGCCGTCGATTTGAACAATGCCGTCGTTGCCGTCTTCAGCCGCGACAACGTAGTAGTTTCTACCGACTTGGATTCGGCAGCCATCGTATGCGCCGCCCAAAACAATCTCGGCGTCGGCGTCTTGGGTCAGGGGGTGTGTCTCGGCAACGGTCGCGGTGGGCGGCAGTTGCGAAATCAATTTGTCGATAAGCGTGGTCATGGAGTTCGGTTAGCCGTTGATGGTTTTGGCGAGCGCCACGTTGTGCTGTTCGCACAAGGCTTGAGCATCGCGTTGGTTGGTGAAGCGACCGAGGACTTCGGTGCCCTTGAATCCACGCACGACAACCCAATGGGTGCCGTCGTAGTTGAAGACCGCCATCTGACTGCGGATGGCTTTGGCTTTGGTGCTGTGTGTTCTCATAACGCAGACAATATCTCATGCGATCTTGAATCTGTCAACAGGTATTTCAAGAAAAAGAGCGATTTTTTTGGCCGTTGGGAATCAGGCACTTACACGGATGTTTACAGAGACGGGAGGGCGGCGTGACAACTTTTTGCGGCGATAGTTCAACAGCAGAACTGCCCCTATTCCAAGGGGAAGATGGCGGTGCAATTCCGACCTCGCCGCTCCAACTTTATTTCCGCGAGATCAACGCGGTAACTGCGGCCGGCGCGTATCGTCGGTGGCACTACTTGGGCGATACTCCGTTTTTGTCGCAGATCAACTTCGGGGCGTATTTTGAGGGCGAGCTTCAAGGCTCAATTAGCTACGGCCCGCCCAACGCCAAATACCTGAAAGGCTATTGGACGCCCGAAACGCAAAACGATTGGTGGGAGATAAAGCGCCTGGCAATGAGCGAGGCTTGTCCGCGAAACAGCGAGAGCCGCTTCATCGGCGTAACACTTCGTCTAATCAAGCGAACTCAGCTTGTGCGCGGCGTCATTACCTACGCCGATGACGGCCAAGGCCACGTTGGGACGATCTACCGAGCGTCGGGATTTACCGCCTTGGGACTTACCGCCCAAAAGACCGATTTCTACATAGACGGCAAAATCAAGCAGCGCGGTAAGGTCAGCGGCTTGGATGGAGAATGGAAGCCGAGATCTAGGAAGTGGCTTTTCGTTAAGCGGTTTGATTCGGGCCGCACAATTTCGCCCACGGGGGCCAAAAACCAAAAAGAGAACACACACACATGAACATCAAAGTCGAAACAATCACTCCGAGCTGGGCCTCGGAGGTTTTGGAGAAGCGAAATACACGGAATATCCGCTTTCAGAAGACGTGGGCGGAAAAATTGGCCAGAGACATTAAGGCTGGCACATTCCTATTAACACACCAGGGCATTGCCTTCGACGAAGACGGAATCCTATTGGATGGACAGCACCGATTGGCGGCGGTGGTTATGGCAAACAAGCCCGTGCAGATGTTGGTAAGCACGGGAATTGCCGTTTCTCAGAAGGCCAATGGGGGCCAAATGAAAACGTGGAACACGATTGACCAAGGCCGAATCCGCAAGGCTGGCGACGTGTTGGGCATGGAGGGCGTTAGCAACGGCAGAAGGATTGCCGCTGTGGCGCGCTGTCTGCTTATAGCGTGCGGAAACCCAAAGGTGGGAGCCGTATCCTTGCCACAAATTCAGTTGGTTTTGGAGGTTGTTGGCGGGCACGTCGAAACCTGTGCGGCCATAGCGGAAAGCAAGCGGCAGATGTTCCGGCCTCCCGCGTCGGCCATTGCCGCCACAGTATTGCTCCACACTACGGCCCCGATGGATGCCGAGGAGTTTATGGCGGAGTTGGTTAGTATTACCGGCCCCGAAAACGCTCCAAGCCGGGCACTAATTGGGTGGATTAAACGACATCCGATGATGGGCGGGGCCAATGCCATTGCCCACTTCAAGACAACCGCTTCTGCCCTCAAGGCCCACGTCGAGGGCCAAACGCGCATTAAGTTGTATTCCTCAGAGCAGGCTTACCAATGGCTGCTTTCGACAAACAAGGAACTCGTCCACAAATTTAAAACCATTCTCTCGCTCTAATGGCTGGCGATTGGATCAAAATGCGCTGCAATCTGGACACCGACCCAGCGGTGTTCCAGATGGCGGCGGCGTTGGAAATGGACGAGCTGGCCGTAGTCGGAAGGCTCTGGAAGGTCTGGGCGTGGGCCGATCAGCACATCGCAGATTGTAACGCTGTGAGCGTTACAGCAAATGTGCTTGATCGCATCACGACCACGCCGGGTTTCGCCGAGGCGATGCGAAAGGTGGGCTGGTTGGAGGGCCGCGATGGCGACTTGTCCTTCCCGCACTTTGACCGTCACAACGGCCAAACAGCTAAGAAGCGGGCACTTACAAAGAATCGGGTGGAAAAAACAAGGGCCGATTCTGTAACGCTCCCAGCGTTACAAGAGCGTTACCAGAGAAGAGAAGAGAAGAGTATATATAGCACAGTAGGTGGCGAGGCGGGGTTTGCGGTCGAGCAAGTCATCGAGGCAGGAAGACGCGCCAGCATCCCCGAAGACGTGTGCCGGGCTTACTTCGATGACCGCCAGGGCGCGGGATGGCTGGACGGCAAGGGAAGGCGCGTTTCATCCATGCCGCATGACTTGTCGGGATTCTGGCGCAAGTGGCAGAGCAACCGCAACCCGAAGCAATTCGGCAACGGGGCGGTCAACGGCCACAACGGCAACCCGAAGCCCGAAGGTGTGTGGCAGCTTCAGCAACGCATTGAGGCCGCGCAGAAGGAGGTAGACCGCATCTGCGCCAACCCGGCGAACAAGGAGCCTGTCCCTGACTCGTTCGACCGCAGGCTGCGAGCCGAGCCGATGGCGAAGGTGAAGGCGTTGAAGGCAAGCATATCGGAAATGCGGCAGCGTTTGGCTGGCGTGGAGGTGGCGGCGTGAGTTTCACCATTTGCTGCGGACAGCGGATGCGGTGCTGGGATTCAAGGCTTATCGCTGAAGGCGTGCGGCGCAATCGCGTTTGCAAGGTGTGTGGCACGAAAAAAGTGTCTATCGAGCGCGAAGTAGAAAGCCAATCGCCCGCACCGCGACGGGTCGCAAATCGCAAAATGGAAGGGGTTGAGTGCCTTACCCAAATACAAAAGGACGCCATTGCCACATTGATGGCGGCTTTTGGAAGGGCCGAAAAATGAGCGAATCCCTCCGCGCCTATATCGCCGCCCGTGGCCTCGACGCCCGCTTGACGATGAACTTTCTGCAAGACCACGGCGTCATTAGCGACAATGCCGTGAGCGTGGCCGATGTCGGAAACGGCGGCGAGTGTATTGGCTGGCTGGAAAAGCGCGACACGCGGCACTTGCGGGCCAATGAGACGGTCAGGAGGGCGGCTTAATGGATGTCGCGGCCAGCATTTGGCAATGGTGGCGGGATAATTTCCTGACCCAGCCGCACGGGACGGTGGGTTATCGGCTGGAGGCCATTGAGCGGCAATGCACGGAAAAAGTGCGCTATGCAGCCAAACCATCGCCGAAAAAGGCACGCGGGTTGCGTCCTTACAAATGCAAATGCTGCGCGGGATGGCACCTGAGTTCCAAGGCTTTAAAACAATGAAAAAACGAGCGCAAATTGACAAAACGTGGTGGGGAATGGAACCCACCGCAGTTTGCCCACCCAATTTGTCAAAAGAGAAAGCGCAGGACGCGCTCGTGGCCGAATGGGCCAAGACTTTGCCCGAAAAGGAGCGGAGGCTGGTTGAAGCAATGCCCAAGCTGGCAAGTGAAGCGCACCACACCGGGCAGGAAAAGGACGCGGCGGAATGGAACGAGGCAAGCGAAGTGCCAGACATGGCCGGGGCCATCGACCAAGACCACGAGGATCTGATGGAGCGGTTCGGGTTGCATGAGGGGCAGGCGCTTGGAGTGCTGACTTGGGCGCGCAAGCGGGAGCATGACGCCGCCCGCTCGATGCAGGCCAAGGTGCTCGGGGCGATATTGGGACGGTTCCTCGGCGAGAAGACAGCGGATTCCAAGGTGGTCTTTTGGGCGTTGGCGTTTCAATCGGGCGTGGCTCGGCATTTGACCCAGCACAATCCGCACAGCAAAGCCACCGAACTCGGCGTCACGCGGGCTTTGATGAGCTATTGGCAGAAGGAATGGCAGAAGGAGTTGGGGCTTTACGATCTGACCTACGCGAAAACGGAAGAGGCCAGGGTGAAATACCGCGAAGCGCGGGTGGCTTACGTCAAAAAGAAGAAGGCAGCAGCAGCCTAAACAAATCTATGGGAACACTGACACAATACAAAGTCCCGCAAGGGGTTATTGCAACAAAGACATCGCTAATCTTGCCCGAAGGCATGAGCGGCGAAGAGTGGGCCAATTTCGGCCAATGGCTAAAAACGGCACAGGAATCATTGACCGTATGGAATGCGGATTGGTTGCGCTATGGACGCAGCAACTACGAGGCGGGGTTTGTTTCTGCGACATTGGAGCAGATGGAGTTTGACCTTAAATTTAAAGAGAACCTCCAGCTGATTGCCGAGGTATTGCCAGAGCATCGGCACGAGAACCTGACCCAAGAGCATTACCTTGTGGCAAGCAAGAGGTGCGACAGCGACAAGGACAGGCAAGTGTGGCTGACTACCGCAAGCATCGAGGGACTGAGCCCAAGGGAATTGCAGGCCAGCATTCGGGCGCATGAGGTGATCCGCATTGACATGGACAAGCGCACGGTTTCGCTGCCTTCTCCTTACGCCGTGCAAAGGGAGTTTCGGGCATGGCGTCGAGAGCTTGGGGAGGCGTGGAAGAAGTGGGACGATCAAGACAGGGAAGACATCCGCGAGACGCTGCGGGAGATCGTGGAGTTCTATGGGGAATTGGGCTCATGACCCACCCCCCCCGGTAAGAAAGCTATCAGACGGCGCAAACCAATGGGGTTTGGGCGTCA